GTGTCAGTGGCAGGGGGTTGGCCGGGAGCGGAAGCCCTGTGGATCACGCTGCGGCGCCGGTACATACGGCCTGACTTGGGTCCACGTTGCACCAGACGCTTGGCCTCCGTCGCAGTGTCCACAGCCGCGGACAATAACAGATCGGCCATGGGCTTACGAGCCTTCTCCGGCAGTTTTTTGAGCCGGCCCTTCAGCTCCTTCATGCCGATGATTTTGCTGGCTTGCGCCATCAGGTGGCTACCCCCTCATCGCACAGCATGACAAGGTACCGGGCTTTATCATCCTCAGGATCGAAGATGCCCTTGATGTTGAATGCCCGCGACCCCACCACGAACCGGTTCTCCGTCGTGATGTCCGTCCGATGCCGAATCGTCACCTGGTGGGTGACTACATCTTCGAGGCCCTGCTGGGCAAGACGCTCGCCCGCGGACATAGGTTTAATGTGGCCCCACACGCTGGCGACTGCATCCCAGGACAACGTACCACCGGCACCGCCACCAGCATCCGGTGTCATGTTCTTAACCTGCAGGTCGAGCTGTGTTCTCATCTTGCCGATGTTCATCCGACTTCTATGATCCGTTTGCTATCCCAAAGGGATCTGACACCCCAGGGCATTTGATTGGCATTTGTCTCCTGGACTTCCGCACGGTTCTCGTACAGATGCCCGATGAGCATAAGCATTCCCGACATGAGGTCATCGGGTATGCTACCAGCGACGCCATAGCCACAGACGAATTGGACTTCAATGCCATTCGCTACACGCGAGGGGTTCGGCCAACTGGAGCCAGATCGCAAAACAATCCGCCCGGGTTCGGTCGCTGTATCGACGAAGTAATTACTGGCAGCGAATGTCGTCGCTACATCGGCATCATCGTAAGTTTTGATGTGCGTTACTGATGCTAAAGGTGGCTTGGGTAACACGATCCCTTCCGCTCGGCCGGTAATGATGCTCTCAGGACCGGTGCGAGTGCCTTCCCACAGCGCATCGGCATCATTGGAGAACGGCCATTGGTCCATGAACGCTTGCCACGTCTGAGTGATCAGCGCCCGCCCCGTGTAATCCTCACAGCGTTGACGAGCCGCCACGATGAGATTGGTGATGAGGGTATCGTCTGCTGTATCGGTCACCTTCAGATGATCCTTGGCAGTCGCTACCAACATCGGCTCAACGGTGGGAGCGCCCTGTTCCGTAAGACGGAGCGGGAGCTTAATCAGTCGAGTTGGACTGAGGGACAATGATCAGTCTCCCTTGTCCTCGGGGGCGCCGGCCTTGGCCTTGTTGTCCTTCTTTTCTTTTTTGGCCTTGGGGGCCGTGGTGTCTTCGGCCAGGCCACCTTCGACGAACACATCCCGCAAGCGTTCGGGCACGTTGTGCTTATCGCCCTCCTTGAAGTGTTCGACTTTGGCGCCGTCTGGCGAGCCGTCACAGTCCTGTTTCATCTTGACCCACATCAAATTCTCTCCTTCCGTTATTTAAGATGACCACGCATGGCCGCATACTCCAATGTCGTGAGCACCACCGGATTGGATCGGGGAGAAGCGAGTGTGCTCACGAGCATTGCCTCCCCGAATTTCTTCGGCGGGACACCGTGCTTCGGGTCCAACCTCACCCACCTCATTAGCGCCGGGAATAGAACGATCCGACGCAGATTATAGAAGGGATACTCCCTGAGGGCCATCCGCTCAAGCTGGTAAGCCAGCTTCGGCACCTCCCGTTTAACGTTCTCAGCGATCATGTGCATCTGTTCGGCCTTGGCCTCCTTGATGCCATAGTAGCCAACGATCGCTATCGTCACTGCCATCAACCCAGGCAACACCAGCCGACGCAGCGCGCTCCTTCGCGCACGCCCGAAGGCGGGTGCCATTACTCCCAGGCCCACGACCGCCATGAAGGCCGTCGCTGGGTTCTGTAAGGGGAAGGACACCAGGGCCAGGGTTGCCAGGGCGGCCAGGGAAAAACAATGGGGGCCGATGCCCACACATCGCTTTAGGACCATGACCGCAAAAATGGTGACGATGCCAAATCCCACAAGACCCAGGTCGCTCAACAGCTGCAGATATTCGTTGTGCGCTGCCTCGACCACGGTGCCCGGCGTCACCACTTCCGTGAATGGTGCCGTCGCGAAAAAAGGATACTGGTACAGATACCCACCAAATCCCTGCCCGATCAATGGAGCAGCCCACCACATCCGCAGCGTGGTCTGAGCGAATTCCCAACGGAAGCGTAAGGACGTCTGGAGCTCCGTACTGCTCCACAGGACGACCAAGAGGACAACGGATAGGCCCAAGGCTATGATAAGAAGATCAGTGGTCATCACACGGCGTCTCCAGGCGCATATGGCGAAGGCGACCATGCCCGCAAAAGCGACGAACTCGCTATGGCTGGGGTTGTCCCAAAGCTGGTAGGCGGCAGCAATGACCACGGCACTGCGGATAACCCAAGGCACTCGCCACACGGCCCAGGGCAGCGCCACCAGGATCATCTCCGAGACCAAGTTGTCATTCCCAAAGCCCCCTCGCCAATCTGGCCGGAGGATATCACTAACGCTAGCAACGATAATTGCCGCAGCGGCAGCCCAACTCATCGCAGTAATCAAGAAATCTTGGTCCACTCGTCGGACCAAAATAAACAATATGAGCAACGCCGTGGCATGGAACATCTGATGTGTGTACTGAGCAACGTCGGGGGTCCATGCAATGGAGGCTGCAGCCCAAGCGAGCATCATCCCGGCCACCATATCGACGACATCCAGGCGAGCCCGATCGGTAATCAGCAGCACGCACCCCACGGCAGCCAGCACTTCAATCGCCAGCCATTTGGGTGCTACCACTAGACCCCAACTTGGAACGTGGCCCGCCATCGCCGCGGTCGCAAGGACCGCAGCAATGACGAGCGCACATCCCTTGTAGTACGTGGTCAGCATTTACCGATCGATGGTAATGGTGAACACGGCCTTGGCAGTCGTTGACGAGGCACCATCGCTCTCGATGACAATACGTTCACCCGCGGCCACTGTGTTAAGCGCAGTGGGTGTCGCGGTTCCCGTATCGCCGACCGAGATTGGTGAGGCCACATCGACCTCGCCACCAGTGATCGGTGTCTTTCCGGTAGCGTCCTGGATGTAAGCGACGAAGGTTAGGTCACTCGCCGACCCTTCCGTGATCGCTGTATCAATGGACACGCGGATCGAACTGATATCACCGGCAACGGGCATCGGGACGTACACCGTTGAGGAGGCCGTCTGAATATCTGCCAGTGTAAATGACAGATACGCTTCGTCCAGCTCCGCACCGGTTGCCGATACCGTGGTGCTCGCAATGGAGAACGTGCCACCGCTTTCGATGTCCAGGTCACCGCCGCTGGCGATATCGAGCGATCCACCGATCACCCAACGCGCACCACCTTGCTCCGAATAATTGCTGACATTCTGAGCAATAGCGGCACCAGCGAAGATGCACAGGCCAACAAACAATCCTGACAAGGCTTTCTTCAGAAGATTTCGCATTGCGTTTCTCCTTCCAATGGGTCAGGCCTGGGTGGCGCCAGGGAGGCAGTACACCACCCAGACCATCCCACTCGCCCTGGTCAGGTGGCTTGCGCCGTGACCGGAGCGTGCCTGGCCTTGCCGGACAGCCAACAGGCGCAGAAGAACGCGACGCCCGCATTGCCGGCCGGTGTGATGGTTGCCCTCAGATACCGCTCCGGAGGCACGATGCCGATACGACGGACGGTGTTGTCGTCGGCTTCGTCGAACGAGACATTGGCCTCGTCCACCTGCAGGAAGGCATCGTCGACCGCGACGTTATCCGACAAGCCGCTGTCGTCGCCGCTTTCGATGAGAACGGTGAAGGTGGCAGCCGCGTCCGCCAGGGACCCGATGAGAATGAGGAGCAGAACTTCCTCGAACCCCTGGGTGTCCAGGATCTCAGACACGAGCACCGTGTTGTCGCTGCTGTCGGCAATGGGGCTAATCGCCCGAGCCGGCAGAAGATTGTTATAGAGGTTCATGATGATGAGCCCTCCTTAGGCCGAGATGGTGTTGAGGCGAAGCGCCTCGGCGAGCACCACCTGCCCACCGACACGGCGACGGGCAATGAAGCGGACGTTGCCGCTCGCGGCTTGCGTATAGGGATCACGCAGAACCGACAGGCGAATGCGGTCCACGATGAGATAGCCCCGACGGAAGTCGCCGAAAGCGACCGAGTTGGCGGCCGCGGCTTGGTTGGGCATGTCCGTTGCCTCGACATACGGTGCCCCGATGATCGTGTTCGGAACGCCGTTCGCAATGCCGGCCATCCACAAGTACTGACCGTTGCCGTCCTTCAACTTGCGGACGGCGCCGATGGAGTTCCTGTTGAGGACCCAGACAGCATTGCGGGCATACGCCGACTTGATGGCGTGGAATGTGTCGATCAGACCGTCGGCCTGGATCAGCGTTGCGTGCCCGGAGTTCGTAGTGCCGACGTCGCCGTTCTGCAGGAAGCCCTCGGGCTGTCCCACGGCGTCGCCGTTCACGAACGCTGTGCCTTCGGAGACGCCGAACTGTTCGGCGAACTCCATGTTGAGTTCGGCCTCAAGGTTGAACGCACTGTCCTCGAGGTCTTGCTCGGAGATGTCCACCAGCGCATAGTGCTCGTGCGTGGGGATTTCCTCCAGCCCGTAGGTCAGACCCGTCGTTTCCGAACGGGTGCCGGCCTCATGGACCCACACAGCGGCGAAGGTGCCGGTGCGCTTGGGATGCATCACGGAGCGCTGTGTGGTGCTGCGAACCCGCGCGATCGTGCGGATGGGCGACATTTCCACGACGTCCTTGATGATTTCCCGAACGTACTCGGAAGGAGCCAAGTAGCCACCGGTGGCATCATCACCCACGGTCAGCACCTTGATTTCCTCAGCGGTCATCGCCTCCTTGCCACGACGGCAATAGTTGAAGAACGCTGCCTTTTTTTCCTGCGTCTCCAAATCGGGACCAGCGGCTTTGTCGACGCGCTTCAGAGAAGTTTCGATCCGGTCGAGCTGCTCCGCCTGTTCGGCGACGTTCTCGGCCTGGGTCTTGACATCCTCAGCAGCCTTGGTAATCTGCTGATTGATAGTCTCGAGGGCATCGAGGCCTTTCTCGATCCGCTCGAGCTTCTCCGTAGTCACGACATCGGCACTGCCTTTGTCTTCGATCTGCTTGAGGCGCTGGTCGTTCGTCTCGATGAAGGTGGCAACGTCTTTCGAGAGTTTCTCGACGACCTCCTTCACGTCTGGCGCTTGATCAGCCATGACAAAATATCCTCATTGTCATTGATGGGAGATTACCCCTGACGCTGCCTTCATGGCCGCGATCAGGTCTGCCTCAGCGCCAACGTCCCGTTGTGCCGCGACAAGTGATTTGAAGCCATTGGCTGTAATGGCCTTGGCCTCTTGCTGCGAGTACCCTACGTCCCGTAGAAGACCCTCGAAGTCACGTTCTGTCTCAATGGTGCTGGCCATCCCGGCCAGACCGGCGAACGCAACATCATCTTTTACGGCGCTCACTCGCGCCTGTGAGTTGGCTGGAAAAGTGACCAGGGAGACCTCCCATAGATCAATCTCAACCAGCTTCCTGATCCGTACTTCCTCATCGATTTCCGATTTGACCGTTCGGAAGCCGATGGACAATCCATCGAGTGCTCCAATCTTGAGCAACTCATAAGCATCCCTGCCCTGCGAGGCAGCAGTCGCGATGTCGCCTTTTAGAAACAGGCCTCGCTCATCCTCACCCATCTCCGGGAAGATGCCGACGGGTTGGTCCGTCCGATGCTGCCAAAGGAACTTGATACCACGCGGCCCCTTCTCCTTCAGCGATTTCTCAAAGGCTCCTTTAACAACGATCTCGCGATCGCTGTCCAGCACATCGAACACTGAACCATAGCCCTCGAATGTGCCGTCTTCCGACAGGTCCTTGGTGACTGTCAACGAGCAGTCGATCCGTTTCATCTCAATCATGGCGTTAGCTCCTTCGCCTTAGCTGCATGTCCCAAATCATCAGAACTCTCATGCTACCTCCTCTGGTGTCAGGTGCCCAATGACACAGCGACAGTTGATCGTCTCCTCAGGTGGTCCGCTGGGATCACCGGGTCTCATCAGATCACCATTGCCAACACGGAACGGCTGCTTGAGTTGGACCACTTGACCATTCGCCTCGATGTGCGTCTCACGGGTCCGGTCGTCACCAGCCGCAATCCACTCCCTCTGCAACTGCAGTCCTGTTGCCTCGGCAGCTTGATCACCTGCCGCCACCGCTGCCGAATGGGTCTCCGTGCGGGAGATAAGGACCGCGCGATTACGCGCAATGAGCCCGCCCGTGGCTTCCGTGATCCGACGGGCCACTGCCACGGTGCCTTCAGCCACGGCC